TGTCTTCGGTTAGGGGCTGGAGCTCCTTCCTTATAGCAAATCTTTTGAATAAAGAGTGATCATACGCTGCGAGCAATCTGGGGGTTGTTTGATCCCCCAGAAAGACATAAGAAAAGGCAAGGTCTTGATCTTCCGCTAAATCCTTTAGCTCATTAAGGACGTTTGTTTTCCTCAATAACCTTTGGGCTTCGTCAAAAATCAATATAGGCTTCAGATTGTAGTATAAAATATGATGCTTGATTAAATCTAAAGTAGCTTCACTGTTAACCCTTGCCCCACATCCCAAACTAAATCCAATTAACCGATACAGCCGCCCCCTTGTTATCTCCCCATCGGGGACTTTAACATAGAACACGTCAGGCTCACACTTTGCAATCTTCTGGGCGGAGACAGTTTTGCCTGTCCCCCACTTGCCCCATATCAGGGCATGGAGGGGGATGGCATGCTCTGCCCTAAGACGTCTTAAAGCCTGGATAGTTGCAATGAGGACTTGCTCTGTATGCGTCGCGTACGTCATGGCTCTTCACCTCCTAAAAAGAGTTTTAGTGGATCCCACTCCTCTTCCTCGGGTTTGGGTTGAGGAGCAGGTTGTAAGCTTGGTTCAGCGCTTAAAAACTCTAAAAAGGTTGCAGTTTCTTTTTGTTGTTGTAGTTCTTGCTGTTCTATCTCAATGAGTTCTTCTTTTAGCTTCTTCTTTCTCCTCTCTATCCTCTTTTCCTTGTTTTTGATTTCTCTTATTTCTGTCGGGTCAAGGCTGGGGGCATCAGTGGATATTAGTCTGGCTATTCCGAGTGGGCGGGTTTCTTTTTCGTCCCATACTTCCAGTAGCGAAGCGTTTTCAATATCCCTGTAGCACACCACCGTTGGTGCTTTTCTGTTCCTGCCGATCTCCCCAGCCCTTTCCTCAAAGTCGTATATGAACTCGTATTTGAGGTTATCTATTGTTATTGTGTGATTGCGGACTACCCTTATGAATTTTTCTCTGAAGGCTCTCCTAAGCTCGTCTTCTTCTACTTGTCTATATTCAATCGTGGCGTGTAGGTGTTCAGGAATCACTGGCGTTTGAAAATGTTCAAAGCGGTGTTCCGTGCGGTTGTATGTATTTATCGCCTCCTTGATGGCTTCTTCAAAGCTTTCGTGCGTGGCGATGTAATATCTCAATAAATCCTTCAGATCTCTGAAAGCCCTCTCTATTAACTTACTGTTCGGGCTGTATGGCTTTGTGCGTGTGATTTGGATGTTGAGGTATTCCAACCCTCTCATAATGATCTCTGCCCTGAGGGTTAGCTCATTGTCTATAACTACCCTCTCGGGCAATCCGTATTTTTTGAAAAGGTCTATAAAAAACCGTGATACATCTAATGCCGAAAATGCCTTATTGTAGTAGAAGGTATTTGTATCCTCCGTTGCCTCCACAGTCATGTAGGAGAGGAAGAATCCGCTCCACCTTTCTCGGGCAGCCAATATAAAATACCTTTTTCCTTCCCAGCTATACCCAGTTGCATCAATTTCCCATGTTGCTGGCTCCCTCCGTTGTTTTGCCTTTGGCCTTCTATACTCTGCCAATTCCTCTTTATTCCTTCTGCTTAGCTCAAGCTTTTCCCAGCTTCCAAACCTTTGTTTTATAACTTCCTCAAGCCTCCGTCTAAATGTCCTTTCACTCCTTATCCCTCTTGCTTGCAAATCAACCTCTAGAAGCCTGTAGACCTGAGATATTGATAATGTTCTGGTCCGCCCCTTTTCTTCCTTGGTGAATCTTAGAAGTTCCAAAACCCTATCCCATATTTCGTCTTGCAATAGGAGAGCCTCTTTTCGTCTCTCTTCGGTTTTCAGCGGTTCCTTCACCCACCTTTCAACCGTACTTTTGGGTATTCCTAAAATCCGTCCAATCCTTCTGATTGGGACACCGAGAGAGTAAAGTGTCAAAGCTTGCAACCTCTTCTCGTCCATCCCTGCCCTCCTTCCTCCTTTCACCGGCCCCTCACAGCCTTTTTAGAAAACTCTCTGACCTTCTCGTAAATCTCGTCTGCTATTTCAAACGCTTTTGTCCATCCCAACTTAACTCCCATGTCCATGAGGAGAAGCTCCAGTTGCTTTCTGTAATACTCCTCTATGCTGGGGGGCGGGGTCTTTTTGTCTTCTTCCTTCACTTTTGCCTGTTCCTGCTTTTTTGTCTGCTTTTCATATTCCTTCCTTATCTCCTCCCAGACCTCTTCCGGTGTCTCCTTCTCAATCTCAGCCGCTATTTGCTCCATCTTCTCCCAGTCTATTTGTGGGCGGTTTTCCTCCTTTAGCAGTTCCTCCACCCTTTTTACCAATTCCTCCACCACTGCATTAACTGGTCTTAGCTTCTTTTCTTTAAGCTTTTGCACCACCTCTTCCCTTGCCCTTGTTAGCCTCCCCCACTTGTCTTCGTTCTTAACCTTTTCCTTTATTTCCTTAAGGTCTTCCTCCGAAAGTGCATCTGGTGTTGCCTCTGGAATTTGTTTGTAGATTTCCATAAGTTCGTCCGCGTGCCGACGGAGAATTTCTTCTATCTTCTCTCTATTCTCATACACGAACGCGTAATCCATATTCCCAAGCCTTGCAAGATCCTCCCTCACTGTTTTCCACGTGTGAAACACATACTCAGGGTTTGCGAGTATCTTCTTAGCCTCCTCTAAGACTTCTTTTTCAAGCTTGATTGACTCCTCGTGCTCTTTTTTCAGTTTCTCCCATAAGGCTTGAGCTTTGTCAAAGAATATCTTACGTGCCCGGAGGGAGAGTTCTTTGTATGGGTAAATCGTGATGAGGTAGTTTTTGACTTTTTCATATGTAGGAGCGTCTATGAACCTTTTCAAATCTTTCTTTAGTGCCTCGTTGAGGAACTTGAGAACATCCCGTAAAGCTTGACCTTTGACTACCTCGCTAAATGGCTGCTTTAACTCTTCCTCGTGTTCCTCTATAAACTCCGATAGGGCTTTAAAGCCCCATTCGGTGGGGACACCGTCGGGGTTTATGAGGACTAATTGAGAATTGTTTACATTATTCCAATCTGCAATTTTTGCAGGTTGGAATATTTGAGACTGAGTTTCACTTTCCCATTTTGATATTGTCCCTTGTGTTATCCCCAACCTTTCTGCCACCTCTTGTTGTGTTAGCCCCTGTTTCCTCAACTCTAACGCTTGCCTCTTTAACTCCTCTCCCTTCTCCCTTCTCCTTATACCTTCTACCCAGTTGTATATTGTCCGTTCCGATACTCTGAACAGCTTCCTTAACTTCTCTACTGGCACACCATCAGTATATAAAAGTCTTACTAATTCTACCTTCTCTTCTCTGCTAAGCGGGATGCCGTGAAGCATATTTCTTTCAATTGCAAGCATTCGTGCTTCCAGTTCATCTGCCAACTCCACTACTTCCGCCTTGATAGTTTCTTTCCCAAGCCTCTTTGTGGCGATCAATCGGTGCATTCCATCAATAAGCCAATAGTGCCAGCCCTTGTCCCATACTGTGATGGGTGGGAACTCTTGCCCTTCCGCCATTGCCTCTTGGTATTCTTGCACCTTTTCCTCTATGGTGTGGGTGTAAATACGAGGCAATAAGCCCTGAATGACTTCAATCTTTGCTACTGGAACCTCAAAAATGCCTTTGCTTTTCATGGTTTAACCTCCTTTTTTGGTTTTTTTGCTTTGATAAAAAGCGGGAAGGCTTTGCACCTTCCCAACGACAACTGATAGGGAGGAAGCCCCTTGTAAAAAGGCGGAGCTTGGGGCTCCGCAAGGGAGGAGATAGAGGGGGAGGAGAGAAGCCATGGGTGCATTTTTTAGCCTTCCTTCGCTTCTTCTTCTACCTTTGCCAACTCTAATACGCGGGCTTTAATCTTTTCTATCACTTCGTCATATAGTGTTGAGGGTATCTCCCTTGTGCTTTCCAGTCCGTACTCGTTCAAAATCTCCCTTACAATTTTCTCTACTTCCGTCTTCCCTATACCCACTTCCTCTCCAGTTGTCCTTGCGATGATCCAAAGCCTTTTCGCCTGTGCCTCTGAAATCGTTCTAACCTCTTCCACAGGTTCATATTCCACTTCCCCCTCTTCTAATATTCCTTCCAATTCCTGCGTCTCTTCCGGGAACGCCAGTTTAAACGCCTGCGATATTGCAACCTTCCTCAGCATAAATAGAGGCATATTTTTCCAGCTTGGGGTATCTTTCTTGACTTCGTTTAGGTAAACACGCCATTTAAAAGAGTGTTCCCAGTCCTTTCGGTAAATTTCCACCTCCGCATATTCCCCGAACTCATCCTTGCCAAGCCTTGCTACCCATCCGTTCAATTTCCCGCTCCTTTCCGCTCGCCTTAAGTATTCGGTATATGACACTACGAGTTGGACGGTTCCCTTAAATGGCACCAAGTGTACCTGCCTGTGAAGCGGATCAAGACCCAGCTTCCTCGCTAAAGCGAGAGCCTTGGCTATCTCTAAATCACTGACCCCCTGCAGATGGGGGAACAGAACTCTTACCAGCTCAACGATGTGTTGTTCTTGCTTTGCAACGGCTTTCATTTACACACCTCCTTTATGGGATTTGTTTTTGCTTCCCTTTCGTGTAGACTTGACGCCCTTGTTTTCTACACGCCTTGACGCTAAATAACTTTCATACTGAGAAGGGAGGTCAAAAAGATGAAGGGTATCTGCAAGCCTTTTAATCAAGGGACGGGAAACCTTCCGCCCGTGAAGAACGTTAAGGAGATAAACTTGATTGACTTCCAACTTAAAGGCAAGCTTTGCCAAGCTAAGTCCAATCTCTCTACACTTTTCCTTTACAATTTCCTTTATGGTTGTTTCTCTTACAATTTCCTTCATGGTTGGGTTATTACCCATAGGAAATATTATACGCAATATTGCGTAAAAGTCAAGAGGTGAGGTATGGTGGGATGGATATGCAACATTGCACAAGCGGAAAGACAGGCAGTATTCACGAAAGGCTTAAATACCTAAGGAAAACTTTAGGGTTATCACAGGAGGAGTTTGGGAAAAGAATAGGGAAATCCTTGAGAACCATACAATACTGGGAGGCTGGCACAGTTCAAATTCCCGACACCGCTCTCAAACTTATTTCACAAATCTTTGGTGTCTCTTACGAATGGTTGAAAACAGGGCAGGGGGAAATGTGGGAGAAGAAAGAAAAAATAGAAGAAGAGGAAGAAACGCTACGAAAGATACGAGAGTTAATTTTGGAAGACTTGATAGAAAAAACAGTGGAATTCCTTAAAAAATTTGAAGGTGGGAAGTTTGCAGTGGAAGTTCGTGGGGACAGCATGGAACCAACCTTGCATGATGGTGATTTTGTGGTGTTTAAGCCTTATGTAGGTGATGGGTCAGACATTCCAAATGGGAAAGTGGTGGTCGTGCGGAATCACTCCGGGGAGTTGATTGTGAAAAGGTTGATAAAAATAAACGGTCTGATCATGCTAACCTCGGACAATCCCAAATATCCACCCATCCCACCAGAACAGATTAAGACTGAAGACTTGCGGATTGTGGGAGTAGCGGTTAAAATAGTGCGAGAAATTTTAGTATAGGATAAAAAGGGTTGAACTCTAATTTTTTGCAATCTTTGCTTGATTGAGTGCTTTTATATATCAAAGTATTGAGCATGCACTATGCCTCCCTTGGCGACATCGTCTTCAAAGTCTATTCATACCTTGAGCACAGAGAAACAAACGAATACGCAGTAGCCAAGCATAGAACCATCTTTGCACCTTCAAGCCTGCAGTTTTTGGGCGATGAACTCCTAAGCCTTGAAATCAAGGTGGGCTTTCATAGGGATTTTTGCGACCCGCTTGAGGAATATCAAAAACTGAAAGACATTGCCAAAGAGGGCTTACCCAAAAAGCTAATCATCGCCGAACAGGTTTACGGAGATTTCGTCATAGAAAGCATCACCGCAGAAGTCAAGCAGGTGGATATGTGGGGTAAGCCCATTGTGATTTACTGCAATGTAAAGCTTACAGAATACCGAGAAAAAAGGCCTCAGACAAGGGAGATAAGAACAACAAAGAAAAAAGCACCAGCCAAGAAAAACAAAAACTCCCAACAGCAACAGGAAATAAAACCCTCACAATATAAACCCATTATCACGAGGTAAGCCATGGAATACCTTATTTACATAGCCAAGCAAGGAGACCGCTGGGATACGCTCGCTTGGCAGTTCTACGGAGACCCTTATCTTTATGAGCCCATCCTCCGTGCAAACCCTCAGTATATAGGCTTGCCCTATCCACCACCCGGTGCAAAATTGCAGATTCCGATCATAGAGGTTGAAGACGAGCCAGAGATCAAAGCACCATGGCAGACAGAATAAGACTTTACAAACCATTCCTCTATGTTGAGATAAACAACAGGGATGTTTCAGCATACATCACCCCCTACCTTCTAAGCTTTCGCTATATAGACAACGACGGCTTGGACAAGGATGAAAGCGACGATGTAGAAATAGAAGTTGAAGACAGCACGGGTTTTTTCAGGAAGAACCCTCCAGCCAGAGGCTCAAGCCTGAAAGTCCGCTTTGGCTACGAGGAAGCAGTGCGGGATGCGGGAGTGTTCTTCATAGACAGCTACACCTTTAGATATTCCCAAGGCGGTCCGACCTTTACCATCAAAGCTACAGCCAAAGATGTTAAAGCAAGTTTTAGAACACTCAAAACCACTGCCTTTGAAAACACAAGCCTAAAGAAGATTGCAGAGGACATAGCTAAGAGAAATGGCTACAGGCTTTACTTTGAAGGTTCAGACATCACATTCCAGCGAATAGACCAATACAAGCAGAGGGACTTAGAGTTTCTGTCCAAACTCTGCAAACGCTACGGATACACCTGCAAAGTTGCAGACGGAAAGATAGTCATTCAAGGAATAGAAAGCATCCTCAACCGCAATGCTACGTTTGTGCTAACGCCCGAGTGGGTGATAGACCTTGAGATAGAAGTTTCAAGTTTGTATGCTGGGGCTGTGGATGTGGTCTATCTTGACCCACAAAAGAAAGAAGCAACAGCAGACAAAAAGAAGGCTAATGTGAAAGCAAGTCAAGACAGGCAAGTAGAGAGAGTTAGGGTAGAAAACAAAGCACAGGCTGAAAGGATAAGCAACGCCCAAAAAACAATAAACGAGATGAGAGAGTTAAGAGGCAGGCTTACCTGCGTCGGCATACCCTCCATTTACGCAAGCGGGACTATTGAACTTAGAGGCTTTGATAAGTTTGACGGTGTGTATTATGTTGCTCAGGTTGAGCACGAAATGACAAGGGGTGGCTACATTACACGAATAGAATTTTTGAAAAAGCCCGGAGAAAGCAAGGGCAAAGGAGGGAAAAGGAAATGATCCGTCGTGGTATCGTAGTAGCAGTTGATGAAAAGACCGCAAGAGTAAGAGTGCAAATGCCAGACCTTGACGGACTGGTTTCCAATTGGCTTCCAGTCGTGCATCACAAAACCCAGAAGGACAAGACTTATTGGCTTCCTGACATAGGGGAATACGTGGTCGTTGCCTTTGATGAGGAGGGAGAACACTCAGACGGCTATGTGTTAGGGGCTATTTACAACAACAAGGATACACCGCCAGTTGCCAGCAAGGATAAGTTTTTTGTGCGGTTTGAAGACGGAACAGAGATTGAATACGACAGGAAAACCCATCTCCTCCGGGTAAAGGCACAAACGGTTCAGATTCAAGCGGAAACGGTTATTATTGAGGGCAATGTAAATATCGTTGGGCAGTTAGATGTTGTCGGAAACATTCGTGCCACAGGTTCAATCATAGATATTGAGGGTAATGTAAATATCGTTGGGAACTTGGATGTCGTCGGAAACATTCACGCTACGGGGGCAATCATAGACGAAGGTGGGAACACCCCTCACCACACTCACTAACCACATTGCAATCTTTGCTTGAAATCCCCTTACGACTGTTGCAATGTTTAAAGAGTATGGAAGTAGGGATTTTCTCGATACTTATCAAAGGTGGCTGGGCTGCAAACCTTGCTTTTTTGCTGTATTTGCTTCTCAAGTTTGAGAAGAGACTGGAGAATTTTTCAAACGAGATGAAGAAACTTGAAGAAAAGCTGGAAGGCTACTACAGAGAAATGGTAAGCAAGGAAGAGTATTTTCATGATGTAAGTGGTTGGAGGCACGAACTAAACAGGTTCATCGCTAAGATTGAAGAACTGCAGAAATACAGCGTGTCTAAAGAGGATTACTATCATGACCTAAGCGGCTGGAGGGCAGAAATACAAAAACTTCAGGATCAGCTTTTAAAGGTTTATGAAAAGCTTTTGGAGGTTCAAAAATGAGCAAAAGCTTGAGAGGTCTAATTCTTGATTTCCTGAAAAGGATCTACCCCCGGGAGATTGAAGAACTTGAGATTATTGCAGTCTTCTACCAATACCACAGGGATACTGAGATAAGGCAAGCCCTCGCATACCTTGTGGACAAAGGATACGTGGAGGCTAAGAAAGTGGCAATCCCTTATGACAAAAGACGCTACAGAACGCTTTACAAGATAACTCCTAAGGGAATAGATCTTTTGGAAGGAGAAATCGTAGATGATACTGTCCTCCCTCCCGAGGATTAAGCAATGGCGAAGCGTAAGAAGGCAGAACTCTACGACCTTATACAACGTATCGTATATCTCTACGAGGAAGAGAAGAAAGATTTCCGAACAATAGCAAGCCTACTGCGTTCGGAAGGCTACGACATCTCACGCTCAAGCATCCATCGTGCCTACAAAGATTACAAAG